TACGACGGCAAATTCCTGCGTTGTTGCTGCGACTATTCAAAGTGACGTTACTGTTTCTGCTAGGGGCTATATAAGCACTCTGGAAACCGCCGCTGCATCGTTTTCTACGGCGATCCAACATTTTTACGCAAACCAAGGAACTATTGGCGCGGGGTCAACTGTAAACTCTCAAATTGGGTTTTATTCAGTCGGTACTCTTATTGGCGCTACAAATAACTACGGTTTTGCGGCTGCTGATACCATTGCTGTAACCGCAGGCAAGACGGCTTATGGATTCCATAGCAATGTTAGCATCGCCACGGGTGGCGGTACGACTTGGGGGTTTTACGCAGCGGGTACGGCCAATAATTTATTTAGAGGTAATACTTATTTTGGCAGCACAGCGGTAACCCCCACTGCCAAAATTCATGTTGCCGCTGGCAGCGCCACGGCCAGCACCGCGCCGTTGAAGTTTACTTCAGGGACTAACCTGACGGCGATTGAAGCCGGCGCGGTGGAATACGACGGCACGATCATGACGGCCACCCCCAACGCCAATTTCAAGCGTGGCACGATACCGATTACGAACTACACCTCTGGTGTTGGTACGAGTTTGACCGCTGCGGCGGAAGCCACATTGCAGGATTTGTTACCAGCAGCAAACGACACCATCACGCTGTCGATTGGCACATACTTCTTGGATTTGGCTTGTACGTTCACCAGAGGTACGGTCTCTACAACCTCCGCACAGGCTCGGATAAATATCTTGGGGACTGGCAGTGCGGTGGGGTCGTTTAGTGGGATGTCGTTAAGTTCCCCTGCGGCGGGCGGTGCTACTGCTAATTTTGCTTTTAGCGCGGTTAACATTAACGTCAGCAATGTTGTAACGGCAGCAAGCACGACCATATCAGGTGTATACACCATCACGCTGAGAGGGATGTTAAAAATAACGACCGCAGGGACGATTGATCCGCAGTACAATCTAAGTGCAAATTTAACGTCAGCAGGTACGGCGACTGCTCCAAACGTGCTGTATTTTATGCTTCAGCAAATTGATACTCAAAGCGCAGCGGATTTTGGGCCTGCTGGCACAGGTTGGGGATAACTAGATCACCATGATGGCTAACTAAATAGGGGATTAAAAATGAGCACCATGAATACTTTTTGGAAAATCGAACGACTGACTCGCGACATCAACACCGGCGGCGTCCTTGTGGCCCACTGGCGTGCCTTCGCGGATGACGAGGGGTTTCAAGCCACTGCATTCGGTCATGTCGGCTTTGCTCCCGACAGCACCAAGGAAGGCTTCATCCCGTTTGAAAGCCTGACCGAAGAAGAGGTCAGCAAATGGGTTCTGGAAGCGCTTGGCGACGAGCGTGTTGCGGAAGTGATGGATGCCATGAAGGTGGAAATCGACCGGCGTAAAGCCCCGACGACCTCCGAAGGCCTGCCTTGGGCGTAAGCCATGCACGCTGGCGAAAAACTGTCGGTCTGGGTGACGCTCATTGCTACGGTCACGTTATCGACCATTCTTTTAGCAATGGTCTGCGGCATGATGATTGGGTTGTTTGACGAAAAGGTCGATAACAACAAAATCTTTGAAGCGGTGCTGCCCGCGTTCCAGACCATTGTGGGCGGCTTTATTGGCTTGATTACCGGCATCAAGATCGCCACCGACCAGCGGCGCGACGACGAAGAGGATTGACTGTGGATTACCAAACCCTTTTTAACGTCATCCTCGGCGTTGTGATGGCGATTATTGGATGGTTTGGCCGCTCCGTGTGGGAGGCCAGCATTGCACTCCGTGCAGACCTTTCTAAGCTACGCGAAGAAATCCCTCGCACCTACGTTTCCCGTGAGGATTACCGTGCAGACATCCGCGACGTGAAAGACATGTTGACCCGTATTTTCGACAAACTTGATTCAAAGGTAGACAAATGACTTTCGAGGAATCTTTCAAGGTACTTATCGGTCACGAAGGCGGATACAGCGACGACCGCAACGACCCCGGCAATTGGACTGGTGGCAAGGTGGGTGCCGGTGAAATGCTGGGCACCAAGTACGGCGTCGCTGCTAACTCGTATCCAATGGAAGACATCAAGAACCTGACGCTAGACCGAGCGCAACAGATTTACCGTCGAGACTATTGGGACAAGCTTCACGCTGATGACCTCCCTAAGCAGGTGCGGTTTGCTGTGTTTGATGGCGCAGTTAACTCCGGTGTTGGTCAGGCTGCGAAATGGCTCCAGCGGGCTGTTGGGGTTAAAGACGACGGGATTATCGGTCAGGGGACGTTGGCGGCAGTGCGAGCAATGGATCAGCACAAGCTCGCCGCAGTGTTCAACGGGCATCGCCTAAAATTCATGACTGAGCTAAAGGTCTTTGACAAGTATGGCAAAGGCTGGGCTCGACGCATTGCCGAAAACCTCATTAACCTACCGTAGGGGGCACTATGAATCTGAAATTCTTCCTTGACCGAGCAAAAGAGCCCTCCACTTGGCGCGGCGCCGCCGTCATGGCGGGCACGCTGGGCGTTGGCGTTAACCCTGAGGCCATGCAGCAGATTGGTCTGGCTGTCGGCGCTGTCATCTCGGCCATCGAGATTTTCCGCAAGGAATGATTGATGGGCGCTGCCTTTGCGCCCATAATTTAGTCAAATTTTTCAGGTGCATGCTGTAGCAGCGGCCAAACTTAAGAGGTTCCGATGAGCTACACAATGACCTATGACAGCCTGCTAGTAGACCTCCGACGCTATCTGGAGCGCGGCTTCACGCTTGAGAGCGATGAAATCGTCTACGAGCAGTTGCCTCGGCTCATCACCCTAGCCGAGCGGCGCATTGCCAGAGAGTTGAAAATCGAGGGCTTCATCAAGGCAGTTACTACTCCTCTGGTGCCCGGCGTGGCCGTCTACATGAAACCCGACCGCTGGCGCGATACCGTTTCTATGACGACTGTCGCAAGCCCGCTTTTTGCCCGCTCCTATGAGTACATCCGCTCATATTGGCCAGACGAGGCTGATACCGGAACTCCGGCCTATTACGCCGATTACGACTATCAGCACTGGATTATTGCTCCGACTCCCTCAACAGCTCAGACGGTTGAGATTCTGTTCTACGAGCAACCCAGATTCCTTGGCGAAGAATTCCAGACCAACTGGCTTACAGAGTACGCCCCAGACCTCCTGCTTTACTCCTCGCTCATTGAGGCAACGCCGTTCCTCAAAAACGACGAGCGTGTGCAGCTCTGGCAGGCTATGTACGACCGAGCGGCGCAAGCATTGAATGGCGAAGACCTGAAGCGAATCATGGATCGCTCAGCCAACAGGAGTGAAGCATGACCACATACACAAGCGTCTTCGGTGGCGCCAATATCTACCCATCCGAAATCAGTTATAGCGCTCTCACGCTCGATGCCGATGTGACGCTTAGCTGGCCAGAGGAAACCTCAACCAGCGAGAATCTTGCGACCAGAATCATCGACGTAGTTGATTCATCAGGAAGCTTCAGCATCTTCTTGCCGGATGCACAAAAGGCCGGCACCGGAGAAACTATTCTTTTTAACAATAAAAGCGCAGACATTTTTGTAGTTAAAAGCGCAACGGGCGTTCAGGTTGTCAACATTGCTTCAGGAACGCTGTGGCAAATCTACCTGACCGACAACACCTCAGAGGATGGCAACTGGGAAACCCTGCAATATGGCGCTGCAACGTCAAACGCTAATGCCTCAGCCTTGGCTGGCACTGGCATTGTTGCTGTCGGCGCTCTGCTTTCTCAGTCTGTGCCAATCACCGGATTTTCTTCTAACTACTCAGCCGGAGTAACTGACCGAGCGAAGATGCTCAATTGGACATCAACGGGAGCTGGGGTGCTGACTTTGCCAGTTGCGGCTACAGCCGGAAACAATTGGTTTTGCTATCTCCGCAACAGCGGCGATGGCGCAATTGTCGCGACGCCTCAGGGCTCCAATTTAATTAACGAAGGCGCAACGGTTAGCTTTCAGCCCGGCGATTCCGCAATCATTGCCTGCGACGGAATTGATTTTTACACCATTGGCTTTGGCCAGAACGCTGTTTTTGCCTTTGATTACACCGTAATCGCCGTAGGCGGGACGGGTAATTACACCCTATCAGGCAGCGAGCTAAATCGAATTGCATACAACTTTACAGGCGTATTGACCGGCAACAGAAGCATCATTGTGCCGGCAACCGTGCAGCAGTATTGGGTGACGAACTCAACGACTGGCGCGTTTACCTTGACGGTGAAAACCTCTGCGGGAACCGGCGAATTGGTTGCCTCTGGTCAGCAGAGAATTCTTTATTGCAACGGCACAAATGTTGTTCTTGCGGATTACAATTCTAGCACTCTGAGTAATCCGGTTTCTGTAGCGCAAGGCGGAACAGGAACAACGACCGCCGGAGGCGCCTTGGTAAATCTTGGCGGCGGATCGACCGGCATTTCTATCTTTCAATCGTCAACTCAGGCCAACGCTTATTCAGCGCTTGGCGTCGCCCAAGCCGGCAACATTGACGGCGGCGCGTTCTGATGCCTATTTCTACCGCCATACTTCGGTCTGAGCCCGGAATAAAGCGCGACGGGACTAAGTTTTCTGGCGACTTCTACACCGATGGCAAGTGGGTTAGGTTCCAGCGCGGATTGCCGAGAAAAATTGGCGGCTATCGGTCAATCAGTAAGTATCTTTCTGAAATCTCGCGGGGATTCAATAGCTTTACCCAGCAGGGACTTCAATACTGTCATTCTGGCAGCGCTGGTAAAATTGAGCGCTTTACAATTGATAGCACTAAAAACAGCTCAATTATTACTGAAAGGACGCCCGTAGGGTTTGTGTCTGACGACCTGAATCAGTGGATGTTTCAGAATGCATATGACGCCTCAACCACTGCGAACATGCTGTTCGCTCATGTGGCGCCAAACCTTGAATGCGTTTGTAATGACTTAGGCGGCGATATTTATTTTGGCGATTTGACCGGCACCGCGGCGCTGACTCAGGTGGCAATTCCAGCAGGCGCCAATGCGACGGGCGGCATCGTGATGCTGTTCCCCTACCTGTTCTACTACGGAACGGCTGGCATTATTGGCTGGTCAGTGGCAGGAACACCGTCCGACCTTTCGGGCTCTGGCAGCGGCATCGCTCGCGTTTGGAGTCAAAAAATCATCAAGGGCATGCCACTCCGCGCAGGCTCTGGCTCTGCCCCGGCTGGTATTTTCTGGGCCTATGATGCGGTTATTCGCGCTAGCTTCACGGGCGGCGCCACGGTCTTTCAGTTTGACGTTATTGCGACTGATACCTCAATTATGTCGCCAGACTCTGTTATTGATTACGACGGCATCTTTTTTTGGGCCGGCGTTGATCGGTTCCTGATGTTCAACGGGGTTGTGCGAGAAGTGCCAAACCAAATGAACCTCAACTGGTTTTTCGACAACATAAACCCGACTCAGCGAAGTAAGGTTTTCTCGTTCAAGGTTCCTCACTTCGGAGAAATCTGGTTCTGCTATCCCCGCGGCGACGCCACCGAATGCACGCATGCCGTCATCTACAACGTGCGGGAGCAGAGCTGGTACGACACCGAATTGCCGGCCGATGGCCGAGCCTCTGGCGGTTACAACAACGGCTTCGCCGCGCCATTGCTTACCGGCTGCGTCCCCTCTGACAGTGGATACAATGTCTGGATTCATGAGCAGGGGGTCGATGAAATTGATGGTCAGTCCCTCCAGCCGATTGAAAGCTACTTTGAGACCGCCGACCTTTCAAATCTGACAAAGGGCCAGAATAAGTACGTCCGAATTACGACCATTGAGCCTGACTTCATCCAGAATGGCCCAATGACCGTTCAGGTCACTGGTCGAGCAAATGCTCGGGCTCAAGAGGTCTATAGCTCTCTATTCACGTTCCCAGAAACCGCGACCACTCCGCATGAGCAGATTGTGATGCTCAAAGAACAGCGGCGCGAGCTTCGCGTCCGGTTCTCTTCTCATGCGGTTGGTGGCGATTATCAAATGGGCCAAATCATCGGCCACCTCGATACTGGCGACGGCACGGTGCTGGGATGATCCGCGTAACGCTGCCAACCGGGATGGCGCTGCGCGACTGGGCTGATCAAATCGCGCTCGACCTAGACCCCTATGGCGCATTCGGACGGCTGGATGATGATTCTCAATGGCAAGACTGGGCGATGCAATTCCTCAAGAATTCATCACTAAAAGAAAACTTCCCGGTGCCTTATAATTTTGACAACTGGCAAGACTGGGCAGAAAGGTTCTGCCAAGTTGTGGAGTGAGGAAACGCAATGGCAATTGATAGACAAGGCTTGATTGATGAGGCTCGGCAAGACCCCCAATTTGCTCCCGCCATTGCTGAAATGGAAAAGCAAATTTCTCGCATGCCAGTGGCGCCCGAAGACCTCGATGACGGCATTGCGGTGCTCGAAAGCATGGTCGAGAATCCTGAAGCCTACGAGCAAATCAAGGCTGATGTCATTGCCAGCGGCGACCTGCCGGAAGGCATCCTGCCAGACCAGTTTGACGCAATTGTCATCGTGGCGCTGCTTGTAGCGCTCTATGGCCTGCAAGAGAAGCTAGGCTCTGAGGGATATGCCAGAGGAGGCCTCAAGGTGGCCGCTAGGCGCTTGCAGAAAGCCGGGCGCGGCGGTGACAGCATGCTGGCCCACATCAACCCCAGAGAGGCTCTGGCGCTGCGTCAGATGGGCGGCTCAGGCCGCGCTAACCCGTCTACTGGGCTGCCGGAATACAAGACCAGCTGGGGGCAAATTCTGGGGCTAATCGCTCCCGTTGCCATCAGCTCATTTTTCCCTTCTTTCGCTAACACCATCGGCAATGCAATACCGGGCGTTACTGCCGGCGGCGCACTGTCTAGCGTTATTGGGAACACAGTAATTGGCGCCGCCACCTCCGCACTGACCGGCGGCAAGGTTCTCAAGGGCGCTTTTTCTGGCGCCAATTTGGGTGGCCTGTCTGATTACTTAGGAAAAGATTTTTTAGGCATCAATAATCCATTGGCAGCATCGCTGACCGGGGGCGCTCTGTCAGGCGGCGTTGCTGGCCTCATCAATGGAAACGCTCTTTCTGGCGCCGTAAAGGGCGCTGCTGGTGCTGGTATTTCTAACCTTGCCGGGCAATCAAAAAATGCCGCCATTCAGCAGGCAGGCAAGGGCTTTGGCTCAATGTTTGGCGCTGGCTACGACCCGCGCTCCTCAATGTATGGCGGCCTTGCCGGCGGCCTCACCGCCGCGCTTGCTGGAAAATTCGGCAACCCAATATCTCAGCTCGGGACGAAACCCTCAGATGTGGTGACGAATGAGGCAATTGCTGGGATGGGGGGAATCCCATCGGGGACTGAAGCAACGGGGGCCTTGGGCGCTTTGGGCGCGACAGGCGCCGCAGGAACAGCAGGCACTACGGCCGCCGCGGGCGCCGCAGCCGCTCCTCAGATTCTTGAGGCCGCCTCCAAGGGCGGCGGGCTGACTCTCGAAAAAATGATTCAGTACGGAATGCTTGGGATGGCCGCAATCCCGCTTTTGGACTACCTCAAGAATGACAAGGGCGGGAATGATAATCCTCAGACAGCGCAAGAGGTTTACGACAAAACCTTGACCGACCAGCAAAAGAAGCAAATGGAAATGCCTCTTCAGGACTGGGATTGGGACAAAATCAATCAGGATGCTCAGGCCTCAGGGATGGACGCCAACACCTACATGGCCATGAACTGGAACAAGTTTGCCACCGGCTACTACAACAAGCCTCAGCCTGTGGCAAAGGCTCGCGGCGGCGCACTGAGCCAAATTGCCTATCTGGCAAAGGGCTCAGGCACGGGACGCGATGACACTATCAATGCTCGGCTTTCCGACGGGGAATATGTGATTGATGCTGAGATTGTAGCTCTGCTTGGCGATGGATCAACTGAGGCCGGCGCCAAGCGTCTCGACCAAATGCGTGCTGAAATTCGTCGTCAAAAAGGCAAAAACTTAGCTAAGGGTAAAATCAGCCCTAACGCAAAATCACCGCTTGCATACCTCAAGGGAGTTGCATAAATGGCCACTGCAAAAAAAACGGCTGCAAAACCCGCTGCTAAGCCTGTCGCTAAGGCTGCCGCTCGACCAGTGACTCAGGCCGCCGCTAAGCCTGCTGCACAGACTGCCGCTAAGCCAACCACTCAAGTTGCCGCTAAGCCCGCTGCAAAGCCCGCCACGCAACCCGTGACGCAAGCTTCGGCAGCAAAGGCTGTCCAGCAAGCTCCCGCAAAACAGGCTACTAAGGCTGCGACTCAAGCTGCTGCCAAGCCAGCTACTCAGACCGCTGCTAAACCTGCGGCTCGGCCTGTTGGTCGTTACGATGATGTGCCGGGCACGATTGGCATCGGAGGATTTGAGCAAAGACAGTTCGACGCAAGTAGAGCGGCTAAGCAATTTACTCAGCCTGCGCCCAAAACGATGCCTAAGCCAGCAACTCAGCCCTCAAAGCCTGTTGCCAACGCCTCCAAAGCTGGGAATGTTTCTAAAGCTGGGAATGCTGCAAAGCCTGCTGTTTCTAATGCAGGCATGCCTGTTTCCTTAAGGCTGCCGGGCGGGGGAACTCTTAATCAACCCGCAGCCAAAAACTCTGCTGCAACTCAGACCGCGAGCCGCCCAGCCACTCAGACTGCCGCTAAGCCAGCCACTCAGGCTGCCGCCAATTCCAACGCTGGCGGAACAAAAAACACCGCCAACACCGGGGGGTCAAAAAACACCTCCAACACTGGGGGAGCAAAAAAAACCTCTAACACTGGGGCGCCAAAAAACTTTACTAGCGGTGCCGCGATTGGTGCGTTTACTCCGTCTGTAAGCGCCAACGCGATGCCTGAATATCAGCAGCGGTTTGGCTATAACCTGATCAACAACGCATCGAATCTCGCCAACCGAGATTACGTCCCATACACCAAGCAGATTACTGCGGGCCTCAATGAGCAGCAGCAGCAGGCCTATCAAGACATTAAGGCCAATCAGGATTCATGGAGCCCTGAGTTAAATTTTGCGTCATCAGGCTTGCAGAATCAGGCGACGCAGGGGACGGCGGATGAGCTTCAGCAGCAGCAACAGCAGTATCTGCAACCTAACCGAGTTGCCGAAGGTTTAAATGCAGGGCAGCAGTCTTGGCAAAAGGCTGGAGCCCTGAATTCAATGGCCGAGTCCGATCCATATTTTGACCAAGCCGGAGCGCTGAACATGGTGTCGGCGGCAAGCCCGTCGCTCGACAAAGCCGGTCGGATAGACATGACGGCGGCCGCAAATCCGTACATGAGCCAATCGGCGGATGCTACCGCTCAAAGCCTGTCTGAGCGAGCAATGGCGGCTGCAAATCCGTACATGAACGCAGCATCTCAGTCTGCTGCGTCAGGTATCAGCCAGTACTCAAACCCATATCAGCAGTCGGTTCTGGACACAATTGCCAAGCAGGGCGCCCGGAACCTCAGCGAAAATCTGCTGCCCGGCGTCTCTGATGCATTCATCCGAGCAGGTCAGTTTGGCGGAAACCGAATGGGTGAGTTTGGCTCTCGCGCCCTGCGAGACACGCAGGAAGCCGTTCTTCAGCAGCAGTCTCAAGCTGCTCAGGCTGGATATACTCAGGCTCTTCAGGCCTCTCAGGAAGACCGCAACAGGCAGCTAAACCTAGCCAACACGGCTGGCAACATCAGCGGCGCTGACCTATCCAGAACTCTGCAAGGCGCTCAGCAGTATGGCCAGCTTGGCCAGACCGCCGGACAATTGGCAGGTCAGCAAATGCAGAACCTGACCAACCTCGGACAGACATACGGGCAGATGACTGGGCAGCAGGCTCAGAACATGACCAACCTCGGGCAGAGCGCTGGCAACATGGCCAATCAGCAGGCTCAGACTTATGCAAACCTTGGCCAGATGCAGACGGCCGCAGGCCAAGCGCAGCAGGGGTATGGGCTGAACGCCGCGGGCCAATATCAGGACGCGCTGTCTGGTGACTACAGCCGTCAGATGAACGCATACAATCAAGTCGGCGCACTGGGACAAATGCGGTCTGCCCTGAACGCCTCTGATGCGGCTCAGATGGAAGCTGCCGGCCAAGCGCAGACTAACTATCAGCAGGCTCTGAACAACGAAAACTATGGCAAATTTCAGCAGGCTCAGGACGCACCTTGGGTCGCGAATGAGCGTGCCAGAAACCTCGTTCAGGGCACGGCGGTGCCGACGTACACGACCTCAAATCAGTTTAACGTCAGCGGCTATTCGCCGTCGCCATATGCGGCAACGATGGGCGGCTTAAGCTATGCTGCCGCTGTGGGACAGCAACAGCAGCCGCAGTATAGCCAGCAAGGTCAGCAGCCATAATGAACAATCAGCAGGGCAGCATCTTTACTCAAATCCTGAACGCGCAGAAGCCACCTCAGGCTCAGGCGCCTCAAGGCATGCCGCCCCCGCCGCCCCCGCCTCCGCCTCCGGGGGGCGGTCAAATGCCTCCTCCGGGAATGCCCCCTCAGGGCATGCCTATGCCGCCGCCGCAAGGTGGCCCGATGCCGCCGCCCGGCATGCCTCCGCAAGGCATGCCTAGACCAATGCCGCCTCCGCCTCCCCCGCAGGGAATGCCCCCGCAAGGAATGCCTCGGCCTATGCCGCCTCCGCCTCCGCCTCCTCAGATGCCCCCGCAGGCGTCTCCACAGGGGTTTGCCACTGGGGGCAATGTTTCGGCGGGGTTTGGTGCGGGGGCAATGCAGAACTTCACTCCCGCGCAATTTGCGGCAAGACAGGCGGCTGCTGACGCCGCCGGTAAACAGTGGAAAATTGATCAGGCAGCAAAAGATAAGGCGCGGCGAGCCAAATGGGACGCCGACGCCAAGGCTGCGGCGGTCAAACAGGCTCAAGCCGACGCTAACCCAACTTGGCGCGGGTACGACAACCTTGATTATTTGATAAATAACGTCAAACCAAACAGCGGCACGTTTTGGATGACCGACCCCCGCACCGGGGGGGTTAATCCAATATTCCAACAGAAATTAGATCAACAAAAAGAGCTTGCCAAAACCTACATCCCCAAAGCTGGCGAACAGCGGTACGGGTTTATCAATTTTGGGCAAGGGATGGATCCTCAGAGGAACAACCACAGCTGGCAGGAAAAGTTTTCCGAAACCAAAGGCGCCGGCCTGTGGGCTATCGGTATCAACCCCGACGACCCGCAGGCAGAGCAAAA